GTCTCCATGCGCCAGTGTCGGATGTCCCTGCTCATCTGGGCTTCAGCCATCGCAATAAACGTTTGGATGACTGATGTCACATCATCCCTGTTTAACGTGTCTGCAATAGTTGTTTGCAGATCGGTGTAATTTGTTATTGCCATCTTTGTACCACTTTACTTTTTGGTCTTCTTCTTGACCGTTTTAGCGGCCTGCCTGAAGTCATTGGCAGACGGTGCACCCTTAGCACCAGCCTTCTTCATCTTTTCGCCGCTGCCGTCTTCGATGCGCTGACGCTTTGCAGCAATGTTTGAGTAGAGTCCAGCCTTAGCCATTACTTGCCTGCCTTGTTCTTTGTCGCACGCATATTGCGCACTGGCATTGGTCTGGCCGCTTTGCTCATAGCAATGGCAACAGCCTGCTTTTGAGGTTTACCAGCCATCATCTCAGTCTTAATGTTCTTAGATATTGTCTTGGCGCTAGAGCCTTTTTTGAGCGGCATGGTTAATTCCTATTGAAAAAATAGTCACTTTTGATTATACAGACTGCCTGATTCTTACACAATACCTTTTAGATTACGCCTGATTGGGTTGCCCCAGCCTGATGTAACCCTATGCCCAATGGCCAGATACCTAAACGCATCAGAGGCGTGTGAGGCCCAATCGTGTGCTGGTCGTGAGCGCCACACCTTTCCGTTGTCGTCATACTCCCTGTGGTACTGCCTCAGTGCGTGTACACCACGGTCGCATTTCTCAGCATCGAACCAACAGTTGGCCAACATAGAGCGAACTGCTTGGATGCCGTCATCTACCCCCAATGACGGTGCAATGCTGACAGGACGCGCCCCCAAGCTATCCAGCACTTCCAAGCGACTCTTTCCAGAGCCGAGTTCACGTACTCGCACATCGTGTGGAAGTATGTGATTGCCGTACACGTAGCCCTTTTCATTAAGGACGCGAACGTAATGGTCAAGCCCAACGCCAGAAGACTCGTAAAAATCAATGAGTCGAACCTCTGCGCCCACGTGCTGCGCGAACCAAATAGCCGTTGAGTCACCAATGCCCAAGTCCCACGCAGTCGTGACCGGAACGCTTGGGTCATAAGCAACAGTTCCAACCCGGCCTTGATCTTTGCAATTTCGCATCTCAGTAGCGTAATACGCACCTTCAGCATGGATGAGGAAATCACCCTCCCAAACGTGGTCATAAATGTCTGGCCTTTTTCGTTTGTCTTCGAGCCGCTCAGTCTCCAGCACATCTGGAAACCACGGGTTGTCCCGCCAGTTCATATCAACAAGAATTGAGTCGTCTGGCGTTTGCTCAACGAATCGTTTATGCGTTGCGCTCTCTTTGGACTCAGGGTTGTACGTCACCCAGATTTCGCTGTTGTCTTCCCGTACCGTTGGAATCAGTTTGCGCCAAGCTGTTTCACTTACCGTCTCAGCCTCGTCAATCCATGCAACCAATATGCGTGCCTTTGACTTCAGACTGTCCAGTGACCTGCGCAAGCCTGCGAACGTGTAACTGATTGCCCCATCCTTGCTCTTGATGTACCTGTCACCCAGTTCGTAGTAGTCCAAGAGCCAAGGCACACTGCGAATAGCTGCCTTGACCTCTTCCAGTGATGAGTCTTCCAGCGAGTTCATAAACTCACGGCCACATAGTATCTGGCCAGTCTTGCCTTCCATTCCCCATTGGTAACCGCGAACCGCAGTCATCAGAGCAAAGGTGCGAGTCTTAGCGCTGCCTCGTCCACCCTTAGCAATCCTGTACCGCGCCTTCTGTGTGAAGACTGGTATTAGCTTTGGTGGAATCGTTAGATTGGCTTCATTCATCTGGGCCGACTAGCCGAATGACCATAGGAGCGGTAGCTAATGGCTTGCTGTCAGACGTTATGTCCTGCCTGTCGCTGTAGCCATGCTTAGTCATCATCATCTTCGCAAAGCCAGCGTGATAGTCTCCCACTAAAGCGCCTTTGGCTAGCTTCACCTCTTGCTTGGCCATGACTTTTTCAATAATGTCGGAAAATTCTTGCTTGTCAGGCTCTAAAGCCCATGCATAAAGCGTGTCACGGCTTACTTCTAACTCAAGCGCTAGTTCGGCAATCATTGGGAAGTCGTGATTGTTGTCCGCGTACTCTTGTGCTTTTGCTATCAGTTCAGGCGTGTATTTTGTTGGTCGCCCTACTGGTCGTTTGTCGTCTGTCATGTTGTTCTCTCTGTAAAACAGGTGGAGATTACTTAACTAATACTAAGCCTTGCTTGTCTAACAAGTCGATTAAGCCTTCTCTAGCGTCATACCAATTTGCTTTGCTCGTTGGTACTTGTCCAAGTGGACGCAACTCATTGAAATATTCTGGGAATATTGAAGTTGCTAACTCTGGCTGGTCACGGCTGTATTGCCAAGTCTTGGCAGGTATACCCATGTCAGCCAATATCTTCTCAGACCCTTCAATGCCATAGCGCCTGCGCATGACTTCGTTGGCCGCAAAGTTTGACATCAAATCATCTGATGAGGTTTTTAGTCCCCTCTCTACTGCGTCAGCGTGTAAGTTTCTAAACTCTGCAATAAGCATATCGCGCAACTCAGGGTCTTTTTGAGCCAGAGTGCCAATTGTGCTTTTCAACTCAGCGCTCATTGGCTCGTTTATGCCACCAAGCCTTAGCGATTTATTGTACAACTCATCTGGAAAGTCAAAGAGCGATATGACACCAGCCCCCTCATCGTTCTTTGTTGCGAACCGTTGTGGCGTTGGGAAATCATTGGTTACATGAAACCCTTTGCTAATTACACCTTGCGTTAGGAATTCTTTGGCTGGTTTCAATACAGCGCTCTTGCCACCATGAGCCAAGACCATCCCAACAGGGTTGTAAGCATCTGCCATCATCTGTGTCAGTTGCTGGCTCTCAGGCGTGTCAGGCATCAGTGAGCCGCCTGCCTTGATGCTATCCTTAGTCTGGTCTGCTACTTGGCCAGTTAGCTGGTTCAGCACACCAGCACGGTCATTAGCGTTGCCGACAATCTGCTGCGCTGACGCAACTGGGTTTGTCAGTATGTCCAGCAAAGACCTCTTTGCAGAGTCTACTTTGCTAAAGATGGATGCTAGTGGCGAGGCCATTACTTCTTGACCTTCTTCTTTGGTGCAGTCGGCCTAGTCATTTCTGGCATTCCATACTTGTCCTCAAACGCAAGCATGGCATCAAGCAATCCGCGCTCTTTTCGCAACTCTTGGAAACCTTTTACCCTGTCCACAACTTCAGGCGTTATCAACTGGGATGCGCCTTCTTTTCGTCTAGCCAGCGAGGTCAACAAAGACGACCTATTAAATGCGTTGTCCTTTTTGTTTTCAGCAGCAAAGGTGTAACGCATATCGTTAATCGCGTCCGGCATAAATACCTCGGCAGGCATATTGCCACCCGTTCCCAAGTAAGTTCCAGAAAAGTCTGTGTCGTATGTCCGGTTGTTTGACCTGCTTAGTGTTACAGGGTCTTTGCCATGCGTGATAACCGTATTCATCCCAAAACCAGATGGGATACCAATCAGATCAGGGTCTGATATGGCGTTGTATAGATCAGCCTTGTTGTAGCCAAAAAACTGCTCATTAGGCTTGCTACGCATGATTGCCATTAACGCTTTACGGTAATCGCCGCCATTTGGACTTTTTAATTGAGCTTGGCCAATTTGAGTGGCAATACCAGCAAACGGCGCTTTTTTGGCCAGCAATTTATGGCCAGCCATTGCGTCATCAATTTCAACAGCTTTTGCGTTGGTTAGCTTTGGCAATATAAAGCTGTCCATCATTACGTCTAACGGCTGTACTGAAAAGTCCTCACCAAACGCCCCCATTGTCATGGCAGACTGGTCTATTTCTCCAGTGCCACCAGCAGCAAGGTTTTGTTTTCTAGCCACTGTAACGCGGTCACGAATTCGTTTGGAAATACCCTCGTTTGATGACCCACCAATCTTTGCATCAATGTGGCCCATGTCTCTCGCAAACATCTGGCCACCATGCGTAACCTCTTGGGTGTTTACTGGCTCATCAGAAACCGAAAGCACACGGCGGTTTCTGCTTGAGTTGTCCCAAGGCATCAAAAGCATACTTGCGCCTTCGCGGTCTTCTATGTTGAAGTCCTTTTTTGGGGCAATGCCGCCAACATCTTCAGTGGTATAGCGAGTGCCTGCGCGGTTGCCTTTTTTGGCAGTGTTTTCGTAAATTGCAGGTCGCAACCCACTTGAGTCCATATAGTCATCTATTTTGTCGGCAATGTAAGGGCCAGCCTTACGCCCAACAGCAGCCCCCGCACGCCCAATACCGCCAGCTACCGCATACGGGTCGATGCCACCGGATGCTATTTCAGCACCAAGTCGAACGTTTCTCAAAGTTGGGTCATTTGACTCTGGTGGGCGAATGCCATACTGGGTCGCTAAATCTTTAAACCAGTCGCTACCGCCAGCAGTTTTACCAATATCTGCACCAAGCGCCGCCATGAGGCCAGAACTTAGATCAACAGGCCCACCCGCTACATCGTAGGCGAGGTCACCAAAGCCAGCAAGTAATGCGTTAAGTACATCGCGGTTTGCAGGCTTTCGGCGTGTATCTTGACCAACAGGATCGGCAAAAGCCATAGCCTCTGGGTCGCCAAGTAGATCAAGTAAATTTTTAGCCATATATAGCTATTTTACCAAAAAAAACGCCCACCGCAAGGGGTAGGCGCAAGTTGGGTTGAACCAACTGGAGAGTGCTGTTAGTCTAACCGTTCTTTGTTCAGCCGTCTAGCCTCTGCGTTGTAATGCCTTGCTATTTCAATCAATCCGTCTTTATCGCACTTGCGCAAGACAGAATCCGACTCAAGCAGGTCTAGCTGGCGCTCACCTATGCGTTCAAGCAACCGCAGCCGATATTGAACGTGATTGCCTGAAAGCCAATTGTTGCAGTGTTTGCATTGGCCATGCACGTTGTCCTCAACAAACCGCATATGGGGCGCAGAACCAACTGAGCGGTAGTGGCCAGCGTCAAAGCTGTTTGGGCCACCGTCCAAGGGCTTGTCGCAGCTTATGCAAGCCTTACCTACATCCCTAGCCCTAATGAATGCGTTAAAGGCTGTTTGAGCTTTTTTTGTCAATTGTGGCTTGGTCTGCAAAGCATCCAGCTTTATCTGGGTCTCTTTTTTGTCAGCCTTGACCGCTTTGGCCGTCATTTTTTTAGATATGTCCATTGCACACAGGTAGCTGCACACTACCTGCATGGGTCGGTCTGCTGTGAACACTTCACGGCATCCTTTGCATCTCTTAGTCATTTATCGTCACTCCATTTTGAGCCGCCCAAGCCATGCAGAACTCTGTGAATTCACTAGCCTGCAACGGGCTAAAACTTCTGGTTTGTTTGCCAAGCTGGACTATTCCATCAGCAGTCAAGTTTGGCACAACGCGGCCAACACGTTTACCTTTTTCAGATAAATAGGCATCAACTAACAGCCGCTTCCAACTTTCCACGTCCCACTTGCACCCAGCGTGTTCAGCTTGCGCACTTATTTGGCTGATAATTACGTGAAACATAGCGTTTTGTTCGCTAGAACGGCTGACCAGCCTGACATCCACTACTAACTCAGAGCCACCGTCCAGCGCTACTTTTATCTTGTTCCACAGTTGTCGCATCTGCGACACTGCATCTTTGCTATTGCGTAAGATTATTTTCATATTCCGTCAACCTCACCTTTGTCATGCAACTGCGGATGCGCTCCATCTGAGACGCACCGCTGGTTTTTATAATT